CCTCATCCAGTCACAAAAGATCTTACAATTCTCAAAAATGAGAATGCAATTAAGAAATCTGTAAGAAATTTAGTACAAACTATCCCAACTGAGAGGTTTTTTAACTCTGTATTGGGATCAGAGGTACGAGATAGCCTATTTGACTTTGTAGATTTTGGTACTGCATCCGTAATTCAAGATCAAATCTTAAATACAATTGAAAACTTTGAACCAAGAGTAGATGATGTAAGTGTTGAGGTTGAACCAAGACCAGATACAAACGAATTTGAGGTCACGGTGTTCTTTACTATTGTTGGACAGGAAACACCCGTGCAAGAATTCACATTTATACTCGAAGCAACAAGATAAATGCCTTTTACTAAGTTTACAAACCTCGATTTTGACCAAATCAAGACCTCAATTAAAGATTATCTCCGTGCAAACTCTGATTTTACAGATTTTGACTTTGAAGGGTCTAATTTTTCTGTTTTAATTGACACTTTAGCATATAATACGTATATAACTGCATTTAACTCAAACATGGTTGTAAATGAGTCTTTTTTAGACTCTGCTACAATGCGTGAAAACGTTGTTTCACTTGCTCGTAATGTCGGATATGTACCAAGATCAAGAACATCTGCCCAAGCAACAATATCTTTTGATGTAACAACATCAGGAAATACACCATCTCACACTTTACAAGCAGGTTTAGTGTGTGTTGGTACTGAAAAAGACACATCTTTTGTTTTTTCAATTCCAGAAACTATAACAAGTACTACAACACAAGCATTAGACGGAAATGGTAATATTATATCAAGCACATCATCATTTGAAAACATAGTCGTATATCAAGGAACTTATCTTACTAAAACTTTTAAAGTTGATGGATCTCTAGATCAAAGATTTATACTTGAAAACTCATTTATTGACACTTCGACAATTGTAGTCAAGGTTAAAGGTCCTACTGATGATACAGCAAGAGAATATCGTAAAGTAGATAATATATTAAACATTACAAGCACCTCTGAGACTTATCTTATACAAGAAGTAACTGATGAGAGATATGAATTATTATTTGGAGATGGTGTTTTTGGTAAAAAAATAGATAATGAGAGTGAAATTGTAGTTTCTTACATAGTTACAGATGGTGTCAATGGAAATGGTCCTTCCGTGTTTACATATGCTGCGAGTGTAACTTCATCATCTGATCAAATACTATTACCCTCGGTTACACCAGTAATTACAACTGTCTCAGCTGCGTCTAATGGGGGTGATATTGAGTCAATTAACTCAATCAAGTATTTTGCACCTAGACTCTACTCATCGCAGTACAGGGCTGTTACAGCAAGAGATTACGAGACTATAATTCAATCAATATATCCTAATACTGAATCTGTTGCAGTGGTCGGTGGTGAAGAATTAGATCCACCTGAATTTGGAACTGTCTCAATCACAATCAAACCGAAAAATGGTGAATTTGTATCTGATTTTGATAAAATACAGATTCTATCGAAATTAAAAAATTATTCATTAACTGGTATCAATCAAAAAATAATTGATTTAAAAATACTTTATGTCGAAGTTGAATCTTTTGTTTATTATAATCCAGCAGAAGTATCAACAGCTGCAAATTTAAAGACACAAGTAATTAATGGTCTTACCACATATAGTCAATCAGTTCATCTTAATAAATTTGGTGGTAGATTTAAGTATAGTAAGGTTCTTAATGTAATTGATAAAATTGATGATGCAATTTCTTCTAACATCACTAGAGTAAGAATAAGGAGAAACTTAAAAGCATTGGTTAATCAATCCGCACAATATGAATTATGTTACGGAAATGCTTTCCGTGTTAATCCAGCAGGAAAAAATATAAAAAGCACTGGTTTTACAGTGCAGGGACAAAATGATATGTTGTATCTAACTGATATTCCCAATAAAAATAGTGATGGATCTTTAGATGGTAGTGGAAAAGGTGTTCTTGCAGTGGTAAAAGGTGATATTGATGTTCAAGATAATGAATTAATCATATCATCAGCAGGAGTTGTTGATTATGTTCATGGAGAAATTATTTTAAATACTATCAATATAACATCAACTGCTAAATCTAACAATATAGTAGAAATTCAAGCATTTCCAGAATCAAATGATGTTATAGGTTTAAAAGATTTATACTTATCATTCTCTATTGGAGATAGTGAGATAAATATGGTTAAAGACACTATTTCTTCTGGTGAGCAGATATCTGGTGTTGGTTATAAAGTTACTTCAAGTTATTCAAACGGAAAATTGATAAGAGGATAATATGATAACAACTGGAATTGATAAAAGAGTCAAAGTCCAACAGATAATTGAAAGTCAAATACCTGAGTTTCTTATATCTGAAAGTCCAAAAGCAGTAGAATTTTTAAAACAGTATTATGTCTCCCAAGAATATCAGGGAGGTGTAATAGACTTAACTGATAACTTAGATCAATATATTAAATTAGATAATTTAACACCAGAAGTTGTTGTTGGAGAGACTATACTTACAAGTGGTATTACAACATCATCAACAACAGTAAATGTTGAGACTACAAAAGGGTTTCCAAAAGAATATGGTCTTTTTAGAATAAATGATGAGGTAATCACATATACTGGATTAACTACAAATACATTTACTGGTTGTATTCGTGGTTTTAGTGGAATCACAACATATCATGCTGAAAATCAACCAGATGAATTAGTTTTTACAGATTCAACTGCAACTAATCACAATCAAGATGCGACTGTCATAAATTTAAGTGCTTTATTTCTTAAAGAATTTTATAAAAAAACAAAATCCACATTAACACCAGGATTAGAAAAAGTTGATTTTGTTAATAATTTAGATGTAAGTAATTTTATAAAAAACTCAAAGTCATTATATCAGTCTAAAGGAACTGAAGAATCTTTTAGAATATTATTCAATGTTTTATATAATGAGACCCCAAAAATTGTTGATTTAGAAGAATATTTACTAAAACCATCATCCGCAGAATATATTAGAAGGGAGATTGTTCTTGCAGAAGCAATTGTAGGTAATCCTGTAAATCTACTAGGACAAACAATTGTAAAATCTACAGATGAAAGCACAAGAGCGGCAATATCAGCATCTGTATCTGAAATTGAACCCTTAACTAGGAAAGGGAAGACATATTATAAATTAGGACTATTTGTAGGATTTAATGAAAGAGATTTAATCGAAGGTACCTTTACAATACCTGGTATAACTAAGTCTATAACTAATGTTTCAGCAGGTTCTAGTGTCATAACTGTTGATTCGACAGTTGGTTTTGGAACTACTGGTTTTGTAGTCTCTGGAATTAATACAAACATATATTATGGTAGTAAATCTGTCAATCAATTCTTTGATTGTGAAAATATCGTTTCTCCCATATCTACCACTGATGATATTAGATCTGATGAATTTTACTTTGGATATGAAAATGGTGATTTAAGCAAAAGAGTTGAATTACGATTAACAGGTGTTCTATCAGAATTCAAACCAACTACAGATATACGATTATTAAAAGAAGGTGAAAAGATAAGTGTAAAAAATGTGGGTGAAAAGATAATTGATCCTCCAACTAATAAATCTAGAAAACAAATATTTGCAAATTCATGGATTTATAACACATCATCAAGATTTCAAGTAAGTAGTATTAGTGGAAATAATTTTGTTTTATTCACAAGAGATATAGATAAATCTAGTATTAAAGTAGGTGATGAGGTAGAAATACTTTTTAGAAATGAAGAAAATGTAGCAGGTACAGGTATAGTTAATATTGTAAGTGTTTCTACCAGAACAATAAATATTGACCCCTTAAGTGATGCATCTGGAAATACTTTTAATGTTGATCCTAATAGAGAATATGATATAAGGAGAAAAATAAAAACAGCAAATAGTTCAACTGTTGATATAGATTTTGGAAATAATATATTAACATCTGACATTACAAATGTTTATAATGATTCGGATGAGAGAATGTATGTTGCTGCAAACTCTTTACCTTCATATACAATAACTGCTGCAATACCACAATCAATAATATCTAACGCAACTGCAAACACAAATTTACAAGGTTATAACCCAAATACTTTAAAGTATAGTATCATTGCATTTAATGATAATGTTAAATTCATTACAGGTGATGAAATTTCTTATACTGCACAGGGAACTGTGATGCCAGGATTGGAAGAGGGTTCATATTTTGTTGAAGTTTTAAATAATAAAAAACAAATTCGTTTATATAAATCAAGATCATTCATACCTATTGCAGACTTTGAAGAATTTGAACCTCTTTCAGCAAATACAGGTTCACACACTTTTTCATTAGTAAAAACTGTAAATCAACAAGTTGGAGCACAAAAATATTTAAAAGAGTTTCCACTTAATCCATCTATAACAAATTCAAATCTAGAAAAGACTTTACCAGGTTCAACTGGCATATTAATCAATGGTGTTGAGATATTTAATTATAAATCTGAGGATAGAATATTTTTTGGACCATTAGAAAATGTCCAAGTATTAAATGGTGGTAATAATTATGATGTTATAAATCCACCTGTTTTAGAAATTAATTCAGCAGGAGCTGGTACGACAACAGCTCTTGTAAGACCTGTCATTTCGGGAAATGTGGTTGATATTCAGGTTGATCCACAAGATTTTGATATTCAAAAAGTTTTGTCTGTAACTATTGAGGGTGGTAACGGATCAGGTGCTACTTTTGAACCAATCTTATCAAAAAGAAAGAGAGAGATACCATTTGATGGTAGATTAATATCTGATTCTGGTGGTATTGATAATATAAATGAAACTCTTTCATTTTTGAGTGATCATCATATATCAAGTGGATTACCTTTAGTTTATGATAAAAATGGGAATGATCCTTTAGGTGTTGGAACAGTTGGTAATGATGGCATATCAGTAGTGGGTCTTGGAACAACAACACTTGTAAATAATTCAACATATTATCCTCTAGTTATTAATTCAAATACAATAAAGTTATTTCAAAATTTAACTGATTATAATGCTGGTATAAACACAGTAGGATTTACAACCTTTAATAAAGGAGGTATACACAAATTTAAACTATTAAAAGAGGAAAATACATTAAGAGATATAAGAGTTGTAAATCAAGGAGATAATTACCAAAATAGACAATTATTTGTTAAACCAACTGGTATTAATACTAGTAATCATACGATAAACTTCAAAAATCATGGATTTTTTACTGGTGATAAAATAGTTTATTCAACAAATGTTGGATTAGGAACTACTCAACCTCAATCAATTACAGGACTTACCACATATACTGGAATTTCAACCACATCCATTTTTTATAACGTTCTATCAATTGATGATAATTCATTTAGACTCACAAACGCAGGCTTAGGTGGAACATTAACAGATGATTTTGATAGACTTGATTATATAAAATTTACAGATCAAGGAACTGGTTTTCAAGTTTTTAAATATCCTGATATAAAATTAAATCTTAAATTTGAATTAGCAAACACTACTGTAGGTGTAATAACTGCAACTCCAGTGGTAAGAGGTGTTGTTGATCAGGTATATCTTTATGAAGAGGGAAGTGGATATGGATCAGAAATTTTAAATTTAGAAAAACCAGTTAATATTAAAAGAAAATCTATTAAAAATGCAGAATTGAAACCAATTGTTTCTGACGGGAAGATAAGTTTTGTTGAAATTCAATCAAAAGGTAAAAATTATGAAACTGCACCAGATTTAGAAGTTGTTGGAATAGGAACTGGTTTAGGTGCAAAACTAAGAGCGGTTATTGAAAATGGTGAAATAGTTGATGTAATTATACTTGAGGGTGGATTACAATATCAAGAAGATAAAACATCTATCGTAGTAAAACAACCAGGTACTGAATTAAAACTTGACATTGGTATAAGAAGTTTGTTAACAAATTCATTCCAAAGGTATGGTAATGAAGCACTATTAGAATCTCAACAGAAATTAAAGTATTCATTAGTTGGATACTCTACTCAAATAGGTAATGATGCTTTTGGTGACGATGGTATTGAACATTCACCAATTGTTGGATGGGCATATGATGGGAATCCAATTTATGGACCTTATGGTTATAGTGATCCACAAGATGAAAATTCACCTATAAGAATTTTAAGTACTGGATACGAACTTGACAAATCAAATATTATTGACAGACCCTCTACCTTTAATGTTGGATTTTTTATTGATGATTATGTATTCACTAACGTTGGTGACTTAGACGTTCACAATGGTAGATATTGTAGAACACCAGAATATCCTAATGGAACATATGCGTACTTTGTAGGCATAACATCTATCTCTTTAGAACCAGATTTTCCATATTTTATAGGTGATACTTATAGATCAGATCCCGTTATTGATAATTACAAGTTAAATCAAAAAGATTTCAATATTGAAAAATCTAATTTAGTGAGAAATACTTATCCATATAAAGTTTCTGACCAATTTGCAGATAATGACTTCATAGTTGAATCTAATGAGATATCTCGTCAGGTTACAATAGTCGAATCAACTTCTTTTGGATCAGTTGATTCTATTCAAATTATCAATGATGGTGATAATTATCGTGTTGGAGAATCTGCTGTCTTTGATAATACTAATACAGAGGGGGGTGGATTAAGTGTCTCTGTTGATAGGTTAAAAGGTAAAGATATTACTTCAATTGAAACTACTATTGATACTTATGAAGATGTTGTTTTTATTCAAGACAAAAATATTGAAATATCAGCGTTTATATCAACATCTCCACCTTTGAATAATGGAGATCGTGTAATTATTAGTGGATTAAGCACTGATTCGGCTGCTGGACTTAACAACTCTTTTAATGTGGCAATATCCACTGCAAGAACATTATTATATCAAGAAATTCCTAACTCAGCAACAACTGGTGTTGTCACTGACATTTATGTTTCAAATATACCATCATTAATATCTGTAGGAAGTAGTATAGGTATTGGAACTGAAAAATTACTTGTATTGAATACTTTTGATTCAAATAATATATTGAGAGTTAAGAGAGGTGCTGTCTCAGGTGTTCATACAGTTGGAACTCAAATTGATTTAATACCAAATACATTTCAATTAGAAAATACAGGATTTGCAGTCACTGAATTTAATTCAAAATTAAATGATAAAATATTCTTCAATCCTCATGAAACCATAGGCGTTGGAACTGTTGTAGGATTGGGTTCAACTGCTTTTTCAACTTTAGGAGGAACAAAAAAAGTTGTATCAACTCCTCTTCAGAGTATAAGATTACCTAATCACCCATTTAAAACTAATCAAAGAGTTACATTAACAAAACCAAATGCTGGTTATGCGTTGACAGTAAGTAAAGATGATGGAGTTACTACCTTTAGTATTCCAGAATCTGGAAATAGTCAAGATGTGTTTATCATTAATAAATCAGACAATTACATTGGTATAGTAACACAAGTCGGTTTAACAACCAGTAGTAGTGGACTATCATTTGTTGGTGATACAAAGGTAGGTTCTAGTAGTTTTGAATATTCATTTGAAAGTAATTTTGATCAGATAACTGGTAAACTTCAGAGAGTTCATTCTACAATTGGTGTAACAACATCACATGATTTAAATAATGGTGAAGTTATAGACCTAAATTTAGTTTCAAATCAATCTGTCGGAATAGGAACATCTTCTTTTGTTAATGTAAAATATGATCCAATAAAATCAAGATTACTAATTAATCCAAAAATCTGTTCAACAAGTGGTATTAATACATCAACAAATACTATCAATTTAGTAAATCATGGATTTGAAACAAGTGATAAAGTATATTACACATCTACTAATATTATTGAAGGATTATCAGACAAAGAATCTTATTATGTGTTTAAAATAGATAAAAATCATTTTAAATTATGTGAGACTATTTTAGATTCTTTTGAACCAATTAAAATTTTAGAATTATCATCTACTGGAAGTGATCACGAATTTGCCTTAGTAAATCCAAGAATTAATGTAATTAGAAATAATAACTTAGTTTTTGGTATTGGACATTCATCTCTTGCAGGATATGAATTTAAAATATTTTATGATTCTGAATTTAAAAATGAATTTGTGTCAACTGGAACTACTAATACCTTCCAAGTAACTGGTGTTGGCACAGCAGGTATCGGAACTACAAGTATAAACAAACCCACTGACGCATTGTTGACTTTAAATTATAATATTGATAATCCAGAGAAGTTATATTATAATGTTCAAAAAAGTGGTTATATAAGCACTTCTGACTTTGTTGATGTTGTAAATCCTTCATCAATATATTATGAAGACAGTGTTTTTGGAGGAGAATATCTAATATTCAATTCATCAATAGGATCAACATCATTTAGTATATCTTTAGATAGAGAACCTGAACAACTATCATATGCGTCAACACAAACATCAGTTTTAAACTATACAACTGATTCTAAAAATGCAAAAGGTCCTATTGATAAAGTTGCCATAAATTTTGGAGGAGTTGGATACAAAGAACTACCATCATTCGTAAGTATTGCGTCTACACAAGGTGTAAATGCTAGTTTATTACCAGATTCAAATACGATAAACAGAATCAATGAAGTTAGGATATTAAATCCTGGATTTGAATATTCTGCGGACAATACTCTTAGACCAGAAGCTTTTGTTTCTCCAATAATTTCGATTATTAATTCAAACACAATAACAGATGTTGAAGTTGTTTCTGGTGGTAAGAACTACACAACAGAACCTGATTTAGTCATCGTAAACCCTGATACTGGATTAGAGGATTTAACTGGATCCATTCAAGCACAAATAAATGGTAGTGCAGTTGCAAATGCATCTATAATTGTACCTCCTAGAGGATTACAACCAGTAACTCATGAAATTTTTGCTATTAATAATAGTAATGGTGCAACAATTAAAAATGTAGAATATAATTCATCTACTGGTATAGTAACTTGTACTTTGGTAACACCGATCTTAGGATTCAGTACTGCACCTTTCGTGGTTGGAGAAGAAATTTTTGTAGAGGGAATACAACAATATACTGATAATACAATTACTGGTGGAGATGGATTTAACTCACAAGAAAATGGATTTAAATTTTTTAAAGTAACATCGGTAATTAACAACAACCCTGCAACGGTTGAATTTAATTTATCTAATGTAACAAGTAATCCTGGTGTAGCAAAAACAGATCAAAATCTTTTTGCACAAATTGTAAGTAAAGATGACTACCCTGTATTCAAAGTAACTCAAAAGATATTCAACTTTAATGTCGGTGAAAAATTATCAGCTTTGATAGGTGATGTATTTACACCAGTTGAATTATCAATATCAGAATCTACCGATGAATTTATAAAGATAGTTGAAGATGAACCTGGTGCATTTGATTTAGTTGCTGGTCAAAGAATAAGAGGTGCAAATAGTGGAAATATTGCAACTATAAATGTCATATCTGAAAATAAAGGAGAATTTATTGTAGATTATTCTCTTAGACAAAATCAGGGTTGGAGAGATAATATTGGTAAACTAAATGAGGATTATCAAGTATTACCTGACAATAACTATTATCAAAATTTGTCATACTCAGTAAAAAGTTCAATATTATATGAAGATTTAATTAATCCAGTAAATAGATTACTTCATACAAGTGGTTTAAAGAATTTTGCTGATGTTGGTATATCATCTGTTACTAGTGCTGGTGTAACTACAACCACTTTCCTTGATACATTAGCTTTAGATATTATTGATCAAAAACGTGTAGATACAATTAACAACTTTGATTTTGCATTAGATATTGATACTATTAATAATAAATCTAAATTTTTAAAGTTAAAAAATACAAAATTATCTCCATATATTGAGTGTAGAACTAACCGTGTTTTAGAAATTGATGATATAAGTCCTCTGTTTTCAAATACATCAACATCTCTCTCAAAATTCTTAGACCTCCCAATAAACACAAATTATGCAAGATATTTAATCCAACTTAGAAATCCAAATAATAAAAAAGTACAATTATCGGATATGGTATTGTTCAAAGATGCCGATGATGTATTTACTGCTGAACAAACAGTAGGTGTAACTACAACCTCAGATTTGGGTGATTTAAAATTTGAGATGGATTCAGCAGGTTTGATAAGTTTGATATTTACACCAGATGATGCTGATAATAATGATTATGATTTAAAAATATTCCAGAATACATTTAATACAGATTTAGCAGGTATAGGCACTCAGTCCGTAGGTTTCATTAATTTAGTTGGAAGTAATAAAATTGTATCCTCTGGATCATCATCAGAGATCATATCGGGAAATATAAACAATATTGATGCATTTTTTGCATCAGTTGAGGTAAATGATCCTACAACTAGTGAAACAAACTTCGTTCAATTATATGCTGCTCATGACGGTACAAATACCTTCTTATCGGAATTTATGACCGATACTGAAGAATCGTTCAATTCAAACTTGATTGGAGATTTTACAACTGGAATATCAACTGACATATTTTCTGTAAGTTTTGAAAATGATGAATTAAATGAAATATCAGTGAGATCATCAATTATTGGTATTGGTACCACATCGGCAGGAATTAGCACATATAGATTTAAATCTTCAGGACAAATTGATGGTTCTGAAAGAACTGTAAGATTTGAATCAAATTTTGCAAATGTATCTGTAGCAACAACAGTATCTTCATTCTTACATGAAGAGGTATCAAGTTTCAAAAGTATAGTTAGAGTATCAAGTGGTTCAACAAGTGCATTACATCAAGTTTTAGTTGTGCATGATGAGACTGATACATTTACTACTCAATATCCATTTTTATCAATAGGTAGCACATCAGGAATTGGTACATTCTCGTCTTCATTAAAAGGTAATAATTTAAATTTCAACTTCCATCCTGATCCTGAATTTACTGGTGGTACAAATAATGTTCAAGTTCAAATCTTAAACAAAATATTCTATACTGATATTGATTTATTAAATATTCCTCTTGATTTACAATATGGAACATCTACTGAGTCTTTATCAGTTGCACAATATGATGCTATTAATGGAAGTAGGGCTAATAAAACAAGTTTTGTCTTACAAAGTAATACTAAACCCATATTCCAAAAGAATTTTAATCCATCTGATCCAAATGTATTAAATTTAGCAACTGGTGAATTTTCCATTGTTGATCACTTCTTTGAAACTGGTGAACAAATAATTTATAAAGCAGGTTCTACTTTCACAGGAGCATCAGTATCTGGTATTGCTACTGCAGGTGGTGCTCTAACAGATGGAACGATTCTATTTGCTATTAAAGGTGGAATTGCTAAAAATTTAGATGATTCATTCTTTATTGCAAAAAATAAAGCAGATGCTCTTGCAGGTATTGCTTTAACATTTACAAGTTCTGGTGCTGGAAATAATCATGAGTTTGAAATGTTTAAGAAAAATGAAAAAGCACTCATGTCAATTGATGGTGTCATACAATCACCTATTGCATTCACCCCAATATCAACTAATTTAGAATTTGCTATTGATGATAGTGTAACAACATTTAGTGTAACTGGAATATCCTCTATCACTACAGGTGATACAATAAAAATCAACGATGAGTATATGGAAATTACAAACGTTGGTTTAGGAACAACTTCTGTAGGACCTATAACAGAAACAGGTGATGTAAAAATATTAACAGTCAATAGAGGATATATTGGATCGGCTGCAACTAATCATGCTGCAAATGATGTTACAAGATTATTCTCAGGTGGTTATAATATTGTTGATAGCACTGTTCACTTTACAGAACCTCCTAGAGGTACAAATAGATCACAAAGAACACCATCAAATCTTGAACCAGTTAGATCAAAATTTAATGGTAGAGTTTATTTAAGAAAAGATTATAGTACTAATACAATTTTTGATGATATATCAAATGATTTTAATGGAATAGATCAAACATATAGAGTTAAAGTTGGAGGTGCTGATACAGTTGGTATTAACACAGGAAGTAGTATTTTATTACTGAACGGAATATTTCAGACTCCAACTACATTCAATAATCTTGGTAACAATTATAATTTTGCAGGTGTAGGTGGAACTGCAACAAATGTTGTATTTACTGGAATAACATCTAGTAATGGAACATTAATCATCAGTGACACAGATGTAAATCAAAACCAGTTGCCAAGGGGTGGAGTTATCGTATCACTTGGTTCTACTGGCGGATTAGGTGTTGCAAATTTAGTTGGTGCAAAAGTAAAGGCAACTACAAATGGTAGTGGTTCAATAGTTGGAATTGTAGGTATTGCAACAACTGGTAGTTCATATGCGATTAGCACTGCAGCATATAACAATTCTTCTGGTGAATTGGAAATTACAACTTCATCAAATCATGATTTTGGTGATATAAATGAGTTTGTAAGATTAGATGGTTTAAACTTTAATCCGTCCTTGACAATTGCTAATGATCAGTCTTTTGGTTTGACTGGTATTCTTTCAGCAACAACCTTTACAGTCAATGTAGGCACTAGCACTCAAACTCATTCATATGTAGGTTCTGGTACAGCATTTGAATATTTAAATGACCTATCATTTGGATCAGGTTATAGAAATCCAGTTTCTGTTGCAGTTACAGATCTATCAGGTAATGGATCTAGTGCGGATATATCGGCAGCAGTTGTCTCTAATACTCATGTATTCGTCAGCGCAGCAACCAATGCTGTTACTGTTACTGGTGGTTCTCCAATCACTCCTACAAATGCCACATATGATCCAGCAACAGGTAACTTAGTAATCACAAAGGCATCACATGGATTAACCACAAGTGATACGGTAGGTCTTGCAACAAATTCTTTTGTATTCAGATGTGCACAAGATAATTTCCAAACTGATCATTCATATCCTAGATCTGGTCCTACTCCAAGTTCAGCAGGTGGAGATCCAGCGCATAATGCGACTTTAGCAATTATATCAAAAACAGCAAATACATTTACAGTTAATGTAGGTATTACAAATACTGGAACTGGTGGTGCTCTACAGTTTACAATAAACAATGCTGGAACAGGATATTCTAAACCAAGAATTATTGTAGATTCACCAAGTTACTCTAATCTACCAATTACAGGAGTTTCAAGAAGAGGTATTGGATCAACAACTGATACAGGAACTGGAGTGACTCTAACATTAGATGTTGGTGCAGCTGCGACAACGGTGGGTGTAGGATCAACCTCATTTACAATAAGAAATTTTGAATTAGATAATACTGGATATAATTTTAAAGTTGGAGATGTATTCAAACCTGTTGGATTAGTAACTGATAGATTTTTAAACACCTCACAATTAATTAATGATTTTGAACTAACAGTAACTGAAATATTTAATGATCAATATTCATCATGGAATTTTGGTCAATTTGATTTTATTGACTCAATCAAAGAATTACAAGATGGTTCAAGAACAAGATTCCCATTAATATACAATGCAAATCTCCTAAGTTTTGAAAAAGAAGAAAATTCATTACTCGATCTTAAATCATTACTTCTAATCTTTATTAATGGAGTAGTTCAAGATCCAGGTGAAGCATATACGTTTGATGGTGGAACTTCTTTTGAGTTTGCACAAGCACCAGATCCAAGTGATATTATTGACATATTCTTCTATAAAGGAACTGAGGGTGTCGATGCAGTTCAAGTCTCTGCTGGATCATCTGTCAAACCTACAATAAAGGTTGGTGATGCGATACAATTAATAAAAAATTCTGGTATTACTACAACCCAAAAATCAAGAGTTATTTACTCTATTAATAGTTCAGATGAAGTTGAAACTAATTTATATACTGGTGTTGGAATAGATGAAAGAAACTTCAAACCATTACATTGGACAAAACAAAAAATAGATAAAAAAATAAATGGTGAATTTGTATTTAAGACTAGAGAATCAATTGAACCTTTAATATATCCAACTGCTCGAATCATCTCAGATGTTGGAGTAGGGGATACTGAATTTTTTGTTGACAGTTCTTCATTCTTTAATTATGAAGAAGATTTTTCAACAACTGATGATTTTGAAATAGGTGCATTTGGAGGTTTGATAGTAGAATCAACAGATTTAGTTGCTGCTGGATTAACTGCAATCGTATCAATCGCTGGAACAATACAATCTTTAGATATTACTAACGCAGGTAAAGGATATGTGGGATCAGCTGTGACAGTATCAATAGCTGCACCAGCGACTAATAATTATTATGCAATTACCACCTCAACTTCATTACCTGTTGGATTAGCAACAGCAACAGCAACAGTTACGATCTCTAATGGTAGTCTAAATACAGTTACTATAACTAATCCTGGTTTTGGTTATACTCAAACAAAACCACCCCAAGTTCTTGCACCTGCTCCTAAAGTAAATAAGGAAGACGTTGATTTATTCACAGTTGTTGATGGATTTGATGGTGATGTTATTGGTGTTGCGGTTACGGGTGGTGTAAATGGTAATGCTACTGCTATTAAATTTACACTGAATGAAGATACAGGTTCAGGATCTGGTAATCCAAAAGGTGTATTTGGTAATTTAAAGGTTGGTTATCCTGTTTACATTTTTGATACTCAAGTAGGTCATGGTGTAACATCTGTCTTTAGTAATGGTGATGTTGTTTCAACTGGAACAACTTGTCTTGATAACATATACCTTGTTGATGATATAAATCCAGCTAACAAGTCTATAATATGTAATATCATGACTGGTGTAAATACAACAGGTGTAGTTACATCAACAGGATCTATCAGTGGTAGATTCTCATGGGGAAGATTAACTGGGGGTGGAGTTGTTAGATCTGCTAATCCTATCTCAATAGGAGTAACAGGTAAAACTCTTTACTCTGGTATTTCAACTTTCCCAACAATTCAAAGAAGAGATTTTGGACTTAGAGACACTGGTGCTTTAAGAAAGGATCTCCCCTAGTATAAATATAGAAAAAAGCTAATGATATGGCTGCAATCGTAACTGATCAATTTAGAATTCTTAACGCAAACAACTTTGTAGAGACTATTGAAAACTCTGCAAATTCTTATTATGTAGTGGTTGGACTTGTAAACCCAACTACACCTATTGTGGGTTTTGGAAGAAGTGAAGAATGGAATACTAAACAACCAAATCCTTTGGATAATTTTAATTATTCAAATCATGTTGGTGATACAATGACTTTTGGAAAAAAAGTAACAACAGATAACGTAAGAAGACTGATAACAAGAAGAAACTGGACTCAAGGCACGAAATATGAGATGTATCGTCATGATTACAGTCTTAAAAATCCATCCCCTATTACGGGATCATCTAGATTATATGATTCCAGTTACTATGTAATGAATCAAAA